TTTGCTATTTAGCGCCAACAACGCCCTATCCAAACGGTTGGTTGGAATACATGTTGCCGGTAATGGCACATATGGATTCTCAGCGGTTTTGTCTTCTTCCATAGTGGAAATAATATTGAAAAATTTAGAATCTTACTCCTTTGGTTGTAGTGTGCCCGAAGAAGACTTTCCAATTGAGGACATTGCACCACAATCATTTTGTTCATCAAGGTTCGAGAGTCTTACTATTGATGCTAAAGAAAAGGTGATTGGGAAGTTTAAAGATAAATTTGTTCCTGCCGTCCCGTTAAAATCCAAAATCAGGCCTACAGTTTTGAATGGTAAATTAAAGGATTTGGAGAAGAAACCCGCTCGTCTTTCTCCTTGGAAAGACGCAGAAGGGGTCTTACGCGATCCTTTAGTTGATGCTATCTCTAGATATTCCAAACCCAAACAATGGATTCAACCTGAACTTCTTAATGAAGTGGTTGATGAACTTGGTGATTTCTTGAGGGCAAATTCTCTTGATGTACCAGACGACACGATTTTAGACTTTGAAACTTCAATTCTTGGAGAAGAAGGGGATCCCAGTTTTGGACCATTACCACGAGTGACATCAAGTGGCTGGCCATATAATTGTCTCCCTGGACCCTCTAATAAGACGAGGTTCTTTGGGAAGGATGAAGTATACAATTTGAAGACTTCAGAAGCTATAGAACTTAAGGATGAAGTCGATAAGATAATTTCTAAGGCACAGAAGGGCGTTAGGAGTTGTCATGTTTTTACTGATTTCTTAAAAGATGAGAGGGTTTCATTGAAGAAATTTAAGGAAGGAGTGACTAGGCTTGTTTCATGTGCTCCCGTTACTTTAACAGTTGCTTCACGTATGTACTTTGGAGCTTTCATGAAGTATATATATAGGAACAAAATTGTCAATGGGACAGCAATTGGTTTAAATCCTTATGGCCCAGATTGGGCAATGTTGCACCATTCACTTAAGTTTAGAGGAGGAAACCGCAACGCCTATGGAGCCGGGGATTATAAAGGTTTTGATACTAGTCAATTAGTTCAAATTCAATGGGCTGTTCTTGAAGTTATTGAAAAGTTTTACATTAATTCTACCGAACAGGACAGAAATGTTCGTAGAATTCTATGGCATGAACTGGTTAATTCCGTTCATGTCTCTAAAGGTCTTGCAATGGTCTGGGAAGGAGCTTTACCCTCTGGACATCCATTGACGGCAATTGTTAATTGCTTGTACAACCAAATATTATTTAGGTTGTGTTGGAGAAAATTTTTGACAACTAATTTGTTAGAAATTTCTAATGAGAATAAGTCCTTTGATGATAATGTGACTCTTGTGGTTTTGGGTGACGATAATATCTATGCCGTTTCAGAATTTGCACATGGATTCTCTGAAAATTATCTTAGTCAAGTAATGGTTGAATTTGGAGCCACTTACACATCAGATGACAAAGAATCTGAAATCAAGAAAGGATTGCGCTCCATTTGGGACGTAACTTTCTTAAAGAGATCCTTCAGAATCTCGGAGCAAGACGGCTTGCCCGTTGGAGCCTTAAGTATGAAGACCATATATGATATGGTTTGTTGGTATAGGGAAGGCCCAACCAGTGAGACAGCGTTCTATGATACTATAGAAGAAGCTTTGAAAGAAGCTTCTGCCCACTCGAAAGAGGATTTTAAAAAGTTTAAGCACCTATTGATAGCAGCCTTACATAATGAAAGGCTTGTTCCCAAATGTAGCACTGAGCAACGCGTTCTATTCAAGTTGTTCAGGTCGACTATTGGGTATTTGTAAACCCAAATTTTTCCTTTCTTTCCTATATTTGTAATAAAATATAAAACAACCCTTTGCGGGCATAAAAAATTTTAAAATATAAAAACCTCTTAGGAGTTACGGTTCCTAAGTTGTAGAAAATAGGTGTAAAAACCCGTCTAGAGACGATAAAGCCTGTATATTATTGAGATTTTGGAAGTTTGTTTTAAGATTGTAGCTAATCTTAGTGTTTAGGCGCGAGGCATCGAAAGTGTCGTTGATTAGAGTTCATCTCATTATAGCAACCATCTTTGATATAATTTAAGGGACGCAGTGTTAGCGTTAATTGGCCCTGTTCGGATGAACACAGTTGGAAACTGTCTTTCCACCTTGCTTATGGTAAAAGCATTTAACATATAATTACAAGCCATGGACACAAAAGAAATCAATAATAACGTTTTTAAAATTGGCGAGATGGATAGCTCCGTCCAAGATAGTACTTTTGGAAATTCAGATTCAATGTTGACAAAATTTAATAGTGATGCAGTGGTGAACAGAGTTGAACCGCAGCAAGTTGTTACTAAAGAGACCGAGGGTACAAATTCCGCCTTATCGGAATTAACATTTACGTTGACGTCATTTCTTGCGAGAGAACAGATGATTTCATCCGGATTGTTGTCTGCCTCCGATGTTACTAATAATGCCGTTGTTAGTATTACACATCCACAGCAGATCTTGAATAATGCTGTGTATAAAGGTAAAATTGACGGTTTTTATGGGTTTAAGGCTGATCTCAATTTGAGATTAGTGATTAATGCTACTAGATTTCAGCAAGGCCGTTACATGCTTGTGTTTATTTACACAGGTGGTACCAACTTTTTGGGCAATATTGCTACTTTTGTGCAATCACATACTAGTACATTAGTCCAAACAACACAATTGCCCCATGTTGAATTTGATCTGAGTTGTGATACAGAAGTGTCGCTCCGGATTCCGTATGTGAATAGTGCTGATTTTTGCTTATTGAATTCCACTCTTGAGAATTCATATAGTATTGGACGTGTACAGTTGATTCCGTACTCGCCGTTAGTTGCCGGTTCCGGTTCAACTAACGCACAATACAGATTATTTGCTTCTTTCGACAATGTGGAATTGACATTCCCAACCGTACCTCAATCTGGCGTTCGTGTCGTTACAAAACGCAAGACACGTAAGATGCCGACTGAAGAGGAAGCGGAGACCACAGGTCCAATCTCTAGTTTGGCTCTTAAAGTTTCGAACGCCACTGCGATTCTTTCTGAAATTCCATTGTTATCTCCCATTACAGCACCTGCTTCCTGGTTAGCTAATGTGATTTCCAGGTCAGCATTGGCTATGGGTTTTAGCAAACCTCACGATACGGTACCTATGGCTATTATGCAAAGGCGGGTACCCGATCGTTTTACAAATGTTGATACTAAAGATCAATCGGCCAAGCTTGCCATCTATGACAACAATGTGTTATCTAGTGATACAAATCCTTTTGGTACCAATGTCGATGAGATGGCTATTGATTATGTCAAAACCATCTCAGCTTGGTTTAAAACCGTAACTTGGACTACAGAGCAAGCGGCTGACACAGTCATAGCTTCTCTACCTATGCATCCCAGGTATTTTGTCGTACAGAACGTTAGAACTGGACGAACTATTACTAATCTTACGCCAGTAGCATGGCTTGGAACTATGTTTGGCTTGTATAGAGGTGGGTTCAAGATTACTTTGAAATTTGTGAAGACAGAATTCCATTCAGGACGTTTGTTGTTTACTTTCGTACCTTATGATCCTGTTGGTGGCAAACCGACACCCAGTTCCTAGCTTCTAATTCTACTTACGTTTTTAGAGAAATTATTGATGTGCGATATAAAAATGAAATCACTATAGATGTACCATACATGTCGTTTACACCGTACAGAC